TGTCTCAGGACTGGTCTGGTAATCGAGTGTTCCTAAATCCGCCTTACGGACGAGCACTCAAAGATTGGGTTCGCAAGGGCTACGAAGAGGGACAAAAGGACAACACAGTTGTTGTCATGCTTATTCCAGCCCGCACCGATACCCAGTATTGGCACGAGTGGGTAATGAAGGCAGACGAAATTCGTTTTGTCCGAGGTCGTATCAAATTTGGTGACGGCAGTAACTCCGCACCATTTCCATCAGCCGTGGTAGTGTTCCGCAAGACTGCCTTTGACGGACCTCGCATCACAGGGATGGAGAGACCGTGAATAGAGCACAACGGCGCCGGCTCAAGAAGAAGAATAAGGGTAACGAAAAACTCGCCCAAAAAATTTCCACCTTTAGCCACCGCCCAGACGCATGTTCAGCGTGTGAAGCCGCATTTGACCCCAAATCCAAAGAACATGCGCTCACATGGCGAGTAGTGGTATACGAAAACCCAACCCGTGTATCGCTATTCTGCCCCACTTGCATCAACAAAACAAAGGAGATTATAGATGAACAAAAACAAACCAACGATTGACCAATTTGCAGAAGAAAAAACAAAGCAAATTGATTGTGATTCGGGTATGGATGTGGATAAGGAATTTAGAAAAGGTCTTGAAGAACTTGCCAGATGGGAAGCAGTAGACCACCCTTCTCACTATAATCAAGGAAAGATTGAAGCAATTGATTATATCCAAGCATGGAATATGGACTTTGTAGAAGGAAGTGTGATAAAATACATCACACGATATAAGTTCAAAGGAAAGCCCTTGGAAGATCTAGGAAAAGCAAAATGGTACATTGAGCGACTAATCCAAAATTTGGAGGCAGAAAATGCCGGTTAGTAGAGTTAATCGCCGCAATCTAATGCAAATTATGAGTGGAGAAGTAAAAGAGCCGCACAATGTGGTTATCAAGTTCTATGGACAAAATTGTCATCTTTGTCATGCTCTACGAGATGAATTTGTAGGCATTTCAGATGAACATGATGATGTTCACTTCTATGCTTTCAACATGGAAGATGGAGAGGGATTGGAAAAAAAATTCGGATTCCAAGGCGTGCCTTCGATTTGTCATGTTAGAACAGGTGGCTTTAAGCCTATTATTGCATTTATGGAAGAACCAAAAAATCCGCATAAAGAAACTTGGTATCATCCAAACGAAATTCGTCAATTTATTAAAGAAAACAAGAGGTAACAATGAAAGAAGCACTAACTTATGATGATGTCTTGCTTCTGCCTCAATACTCAGATGTAAGGTCGAGATCCGAAATCAGCCTATCAACAAATTTGGGAAATGAACTTGTCCTAGAACTTCCAATTATTTCTTCTCCAATGGATACCATTTCGGAAGATCTAATGGCAAGGGCTATGTCAAGCGCAGGTGGCTGCTCTGTTATCCATCGTTATAACTCTATTGACCGTCAAGCAGAATTGGTTGGTCATGCAAGGGTTAATGGGGCAGACAACATAGGTTTTGCTATTGGTATTGGAGATGATTATCTCGAAAGAGCAGATGAATGCTTGGCTCATGGTGGAAATTTTATTTGCGTAGATGTAGCACATGGGCACCATATCATGATGAAGGATGCCCTTTGTGGTCTTCGCAAAGAGTTTGGTGATGATATTCATATTATGGCTGGAAATGTAGCCACCCTACAAGGAATCAATGACCTTGCGGATTGGGGTGCTGATTCTGTTCGTTGCAACATTGGTGGTGGTTCTATTTGTTCTACCAGAATTCAAACTGGTCATGGGCATCCGGGTTTGCAAACAATATTTGATTGTGCGAAGACAACACACAATGTATCTATTATTGCAGATGGTGGCATTAGAAATGCAGGTGATATTGTAAAGGCTCTTGCTGCCGGTGCAGATGCTGTCATGCTTGGATCTTTGCTCTCTGGAACAAAAGAGACACCCGGCGAGGTTCTTTCGGATGGTTTAGGGAAGAAGTTTAAGACTTATCGCGGCATGGCTTCAAAAGAAGCACAAGTGCAGTGGCGTGGAAAGTTCTCTTCTCATGAAGGTATTTCTGCAACTGTTCCTTACCGTGGCAAGGTCCACAACATCTTGTCTGATCTCGAAAGGGGTATTCGTTCTGGATTGTCATATTCGGGAGCAAGAACCATTATGCAACTTCAACATAAAGCCCAATTTGTTCGTCAAACTGCTGCTGGTCTTGGTGAAAGCAATACCCATATCACCAACAGGAGTTTCTGATATGTCTGATGAATCAAATTATGGCGAAGATGTAAAGTCTATTCGCTTTTGGGTTCGTGATGACGATCATGCAAGATTACTGATTAAACTGAGGCACAACAAACTTGCTGCGTCTCAGTTTTTTCGTGCTGTAATTGATGGTGTTATCGAAGAGGAACCAAACATTATGTCTTTTTTGGATAATTATGTGAAAGAACATAAACTCTTAAATATCAAAAGATTTACGAAATCTCTTAAATTAAGAAAAAAAGGACAAGAAGCATTGGAAGATTGGGGACTCCTCGATGATGCTGAAAAAGAAAGTATATTTGACTTAATTGCACAGGAGTTTCCAGAACTATGAATAAAGAAGATTTAATGATTTGTGCCCAGCAATGCTTAAAAGACAAAGAGTGCTGCGAGGCTGACAACTGTAGATATCATATAGACTATGAAGATGAATATAATTGTACACTTATCGCAATATACATGAATGGACCTCTTTCTTTACGCGAAATTGCAAAAAGAGAAGGACTTTCTTTTGCACGAATAAAGCAGATACAAGACAAAGCACTAATTAAACTAGAGAAACGTTTGCCAGATGGTGAAGAATTATTGGCTTCTTCTGGTGATGTAGACTATTTAACTTTGAGTTTTTAAGGAGATATAAAACTATGGCTCGCAAGAAATTACTATCAGAATCAGAAATCCGTCAGTTTATGAAGTTGGCGAACATCAAGCCTCTTCAGGAAATGGGCGGCTATATGCCCGGTATGCGCGATGAGGAAGAAGACAAACCCATGATGGAAGCCGACGAAGAAGAAGGCGAAGAAATGGAAATGGATGCCGAAGAGGCTCCCGCACCCGAAGGCGGCGAAGAGATGGGAATGGATATGGAAATGGGCGCTGAAGAACCCGCAGCCGACATGGAAATGGATATGGACATGGGTGCTGAAATGGGCGACATGGGCGCTGAAGGTGGCAAAGAAGAACAGTTTGCAGACATCGTAGATAAGCTCGCAGATCTACTTGGGCTTGATGCTGATGTTGAAGTTGGCGGTGATGAAGAGATGGGGGGTGAGGTCATGGACGATGAAGGTGGTGATCTAGAAGGTGCCATGGACGCTCCCGAAGGCGATGACGAAGATCTTGGTATTGAGATGGACGATGAAGGGGAGGGCGAAGAAGAAATTGTAGCAGAAGTCGCCCGCCGAGTCGCCGCTCGCCTACTTCGTGAGAAAAAGCAAGATGCTGTGGCGAACAAGCTAGCCGAGCGCATTTTCAGACGACTCGCTTCAAAATAATAGCTTGACAAAAATCTCCTGAGCCGTTATAATAACCATCTAGGCAACCATCCTAGGTGGTTATTTCATTAGGAGAGATAATGAATTTAATTATTAGTCTGGTGATAGCAGGCTGTTCGTTTATGCTTGGGTGGCTTACTTGTTCAGGTGTTTACTTTTTGAAGTCAACAAGAATTACAGCGATTGTAATGAAGTCTTCTTACGTTTTCTACTTGACAATTATCAACAAAGGGTTAGAATATTTACACCACTCTCACATTAACAGACTTGAAGCCCTTCGTAAGAACGGTAAATCATACGGTCACCCTGAGTATGAAACACTGAAAAAAGATAATGATAAACAAATTCAAATTTATAAAGACAACGCGATTGCCTATTTACTTCAGGCACACCCTGAAATGTTTAGAAACTTTGTAGAATTTAGAAATTGGAGAGAGTCGCAGAGATTCCTAAACAACTACAAGTATCCAGCTATTATGTTTTCAAAGGAGAAAAACAAATGATGCGCAAGATTATCGGAAAGATTATTGATATTGTTCTTCCATCCGTAAAGACGGTCTCCGAGGAAGGAGAAAAGACACAAGCAACAGATACACCCACACAAAAGGTCAAGACTATCAGTCTTGAGCAACTTCTTGGAGGCGGGGAGGAACCACCCAAAGAACCTGACCTCAGAGTTATTGGTCTCTATTCCTCAGTTGAAGATGAAAAGATTGCAGAACTAACACAGGCTCTGCTTTATCTCAACGAAATGAACCGTCTTCTTCCCGAGGGTGAAGAAAAGAAGCCTGTCGAGTTTTACATCAATACTTATGGTGGCTCTGCTGACGATATGTTTGCGATGTATGATGTTATGCAGACTATCATGGAGGAGACTGAAATCCACACTATCGGCGTCGGCAAGGTTATGTCCGCAGGAACCCTGCTTCTTGCAGCAGGGACAAAGGGTAAGCGTAAGATTGGCAAGAACTGCCGTGTGATGATTCACAATGTCGCAGCAGGAAACTTTGGCACACTACCCAACCTCGCAAACGAACTTGAAGCAATACAGACTCTACAGGATGATTACATCAATGCTATGGTCGAGAACACCAAGTTCACCCGCAAGAAATTAGAGAAACTACTTAATGAAAAGGTAAACATCTACCTATCTGCAGAAGAGGCAGTTAAGTATGGTCTTGCCGATGAGATTATGTGAGGTTAGAATATGTCTGATAGTTTGTTAACAATTCTTGAAATGATTGAAGAAGAGCTTGCTCGCTCTACCCAGATCCAAGCACCGCCTGCTAAGGATGGTGAAGAAATTGGTTATATGAAGACCAAGAACAAAGCAAAGGAAGTTTCTTCCGGCTTTCTCAATGTTAAGAGAATTGTTGATGCAATTGTCTCAACTACCGAATCAGAAACAGCAGAAAAAGATCAAAGTATTGCTGATAGTTTTGAAATTATTCGTAGATTTAATCAAGAAAAGATCAATAATATCAGCAGTGCTCAGACCCTCAATGACGCACTGGTTTCTTTTTATCAGAACACATCTGGTCAATTATCTCCCGACTGTCGTGACTTTTCAACAATAGCAAAACGTGCTCTCATTAACGCAGCCTATTCAAAAATCTTAAATGATTTCAATGCTTCAGCGGCTGGCTTCGTTAATGAGGCATATTTGGCAAACCTGCTCGGCGGTGACGCGGGCACAGTCCAAGCCGGTAAGGCAAAAATTGATGGCGGAGCCGGTAGTCCACCATTTAACAACATAGCAGATTTGCAATTTAAAAAAATCGGAATTTCACTAAAAACCAAGCAAGGCGGTATCTCAGGATCGCTAAAGGATCTATTAGCTACTTTAGGAATACCTTTTGAAATAGGCTCTTCTGTCTCCTTAATTGAGCAACCTATATACGAAAACTTATTTTATGTTATTTTTGGTAAAAATCAATCTGCTAAGGGATACTTTGATATATCGACAGCGCTAATAACAAAAGAAGCAGTTGAAGCATATCTTCGTAAAAATAGAGTTAGAAAAACAAAAAACGGACTCTGGAGAATTGATCCCACCAAAGCAGCAAAAATGGAAAAAGACCCAAAGTTTTTATTGGGCTTTGGCAAAATGTACAAAAAAATGGCAAACACTGGCGGAGTTGCTGAATTTGCCAACAAACAAATTGAATTTAAGCCAACAACAGAATTCAATGCCCAACAAGCAGAAAAACTTGGAGAAGAGCTTACCACTACTCTCAATACTTTAAATGGATATATTTCTCAAATTGAGAAAACAATTGTCCAATATGCAGCAAACCCAACTGTTGGAAACTTACAGACATTACAAAAGTCTTTACAGATGTTATCTGATTTCCAAATAGCATCACTTATGTCTTGTTAAGGAAAATTATGTCAAATATTCTAAAAATGCTTCTTGAAATGATTGAGCAGGAACTTGAACAACAAGATCCTCTTCAGTCTATTGAAAACATTGTATCTTCCGCTGGTGGAGAGATAATTAAGACTTCCAAGGGCAACATCTACAAGATTGTTTCCGATGATCGCGTTGCTCTTGAAAAGATCCTGACCCCCCAGTTTACAGAACTAGGCATGGTCTGGGAACCTAACGCCCCCGGCGCAGGTTTCGGTAGATACAATTTACCAAGATCTAGAAAAGAAGGCGGAAGTGTTTATTTCCTTATGAAGCCTCGTAAGGGTGGAGCCGCCCAAGTAGGTGCCCAGTACGAAGAAAAGCTAGTTGCAATCATGCAAGAGTTGTTGCCTGAGTACAATGTGGAGTCTGCTGGTTTTGGACACGGTTCTGACTTGTCCATTAGCGATGAAAATTCATCATTGACAATTGAACTAAAGACAAGTTCTGGTGCTGATTTTGGTCAATTCAAGATGCTTTATGATACTAGAGCAAGAAAGTGGGTTGCCGCAAAGACCGCAGGATTCGAGAAGAATGAGGGGCTTTACTCTGGTATTTTCAAAAATATAGTGAGTCCTGCTATGTCTGGTAGACACATTGATGCTGTAAAGTATGCAAACAACCTCAATATAAAAGATGGCTATGTTAGAGGATTGAAAAGAGCAGCCCATACTGGTGCAGTTAAAAGAGCCTTACAAGATCAGTGGTTCAGCGGAAGAACTGATATGCTATTACCAGTAAACCCAGAGTTGATACAAACTTATTATGCGATGAAAGGTGATGAACTTATCCAGATCCAAGACAAAGGTGTTTATGCTCTAACACCGGAGGCAGCCGCTTATTTTCAGATCCCAGAATTGAAAGATAGTGTTAGTAGATCTTTGGTTAGAATAAGAATCAAGCCCCATGCTGGTACTGATGGGGTACATTCATTTACTTGCGCTCTCAAACTTGGACTATCAAAAAGCGGAGTTGACTTGACAGATCAAGCGTTTCTTGTTAAGATAAAGCAATACTTGGAGGAAACTTGAAATCACCACTACGTTATCCCGGTGGCAAAACACGCGCAATAAAGCATCTACTCCCCCACATTCCAGCGGGGGACATTTGTTCTCCATTCTTGGGCGGCGGGTCTCTGGAGTTGGTGCTCTCAGAAGATAGAACCGTCTACGCTTATGATGCGTTCTATCCTCTTTATAACTTTTGGAACTGCCTGCTGACAGACCGAGAAGAGTTGGTCAAGGAGGTTCGTAGACTGCACCCAATGGATAAAATTGGATTCAAGAACTTACGCGAACTCCTAAAAGCATACAACAGCAACCACGGACAATCTTATGTTGCGGCTGCTGCTTACTTTGCGATCAATCGTTCATCTTTCTCGGGCGCAACACTATCAGGTGGATACTCGAAGCAAGCAGCCGAAGGTCGCTTCAATGAAAACAGCATCAAAAGACTGGAGAATTTTGAAGCACCTAACCTAAAAGTAGGCTTTCTGGGCTTTGAGGAGTCAATAGAACGCCATGAAAATTGTTTCCTATACTTGGACCCTCCATACTTTTTGGAAACAAAGAGTAAGCTATATGGAAAGAACGGGGACATGCATGAAGGATTTGATCATGAAATGTTACATTTGCTCTTGACAAATCGTCAGAACTGGTTATTATGTTATAACGATTGCGATTTCATCCGTGAGCGCTACTCTGACTATGAGATAGTTCCAGCCGAATGGGCTTACGGAATGAACAAGAGTAAGAAATCAAACGAAGTTTTCATTATTTCACGAGGTTAAAATGACAAACAAGATGGTATTTGCGAATAACGAAGAATTACGACAGAAGATTCTAAACGGAGCCAACACATTGGCTGATTATGTTTCTTCTACTCTCGGACCAAAGGGCAGAACGGTTCTTCTGAAAGAGCACGACAAGCCTGCTTTCGCAACAAAGGACGGAGTAACAGTAGCCCAGTTCGTTCAGTTGGACGACGAGTTCGAGAACGCTGGCGCACAGGTTATCCGTCAGGCAGCAAACGAGACAAACACAAGCGCAGGAGACGGAACAACAACTGCTACCGTCCTTGCGAGAGCAATTTTAAACGAGGCACAGCGACATATCGTTGCTGGTGTTTCTCCAATCGAACTACAAAGGGGTATAGATGCGACAGTTTCAGAAATTTGTGCCAATCTCACTGAAATGGCAAAACCGGTTACTAGTATTGATGATATCAGGCATATCGCTACTATATCTGCCAACAACGATAGCACTATTGGAGATCTCATTGCTCTTGCTGTTGATAAGGTTGGCCAAGATGGGTCTATAACAATCGAAGAGTCTCGTTCTATGGAGACCTCGATTGATGTTACAGAGGGCTTTCGCTTTCCTGCTGGCTTTTGTGCGTCCGCCTTCGTTAATGACGAGCGCCGGAATGTAATGCATTATGAAGAGCCGCTAGTCATGGTCACAGACTACAAGATCGCTCAGGTTGAACAGATTCTGCCCATTCTTGAGTTGGTTGCAAGAGAAGCACGACCACTCGTCATTGTTGCAGAAGACATTGAGGGTCAGGCACTTGCTGCCATGATTATGAATGCAATGCGTGGCTCACTAAAGATTGCAGGTATCAAAGCTCCATTCTATGGAGAAGAGCGACGAAACCTCCTATCTGATCTCGCAATGTCAACAGGTGCGACATTCATTACCCGAGAGTCAGGACAGAAGTTACAGACAACCACACTGGATCAGTTGGGTACAGCCAAGTCTGTTGAAAGCACAAAGGTTGGAACAATCCTAGTTGGTGGCAACTGCGACTACGAAGCAGTGGAGACTCGCATCGAGAGCCTAAAGGCTGAGATTGCAAATACAGACGACTTTGCAGAGTGCGAACGCATTCAAGGTCGTATTGTTCGACTATCTTCAGGTGTTGCTGTTATCCATGTTGGCGGTGCAACACAGGTAGAAATGACCGAGCGCAAGCACCGCATTGAAGATGCACTTGAAGCAGTCCGTTCGGCGCAGGAAGAAGGCGTCATCGGTGGTGGAGGCACAGCCCTACTGCGAGCAAGCAACACGCTCGTAGTAAAGACTGACCACGAAGAACAGGCAATTGGCATTGGTATTGTTAAAAAAGCCTGTGAAGCTCCCTTCCGTCAAATGTGTAGAAACGGTGGGCAGAGCGAAGACCTTCTTCTTGCTCATGTTATTGACCAGCCTGACGATATGGGCTATGATTTCCGCACTGGTTCATTGACAAACCTCTACGAACGAGGTATATTAGATCCAGTGAGAGTTACCAAGTCAGCACTGAAAAACGCAGCGTCTTGTGCTGGCACACTCATCACAACCAACTATGGAATCATACAGGTGAACTAATGCTGAAAGGAGATTTGGTACATATACCACAAGACGCTTTCTTGATCCGAGAAGTAAACGAAATCACTGGCAGAATTAGTGATGATTATATTAAAGTCAAGAAGCCAGTAAAAGCGTTATTCTGGGAAAGAGACAAGAAAGATCCAAAGTGGTGTTCAGTTTATTATAAAGATACAATCTGGGCTGTTAGATTCAAAGACATTTATCCAATTCTACAGGAGATAGAAAATGCTAGTTAAATTGACAGAAGTATGTGGAACAGGCGCAGTAACAAGCGGTCGCAAGTATTCTTTACGAGAAGTGTTCGTTAATCCTGAACATGTTGTCATGGTAAGAGAAGAACACCAAATGAAAAGCCTTAACGAGCAAGGGATGCTCACTGAAGGTCTAAGTAGAGACCATCGTTTCTCAAAGATTACAATTGATAAGGGTACTACTGGCACTGATATAGTTGTAATCGGAGATCCAAATACTGTTGAGACTGCGCTCAATAAGCGTAGTTATATACTAAAGGGGTAAACATGGGACAAAGAGTAAACATACAATATTCTGTTGAACTTGAAGATTTACAGAAAGAAGTCACAAGGCTTTTTGAGAATGCGATAAAAGTTCTTGAATTAAATCCCATAAGACCACGACCAGACCGTCATACGATTACACTTGGAACAGATGGATTAGATAGCATAGATCTTCTACGACGTAGGCTTGCAAAAGTTGATATAATGCTTGGAGATATTCAAAATATCGTTGAAGGCTATATTAGATTTAAAACCCAGTCTGAACCGCAGAGAGAAATACCATTTCAACAGACTCCAGAAGAATTTGAAATGGAACAACTGCAAGACAAAATTGAAATGTTCAAGAAGGCAATAAATGAAAACTCCAATTCGGAATCCCCTGTTTGATAGCAAAGCATCATTTATTATTGAAAAAATAATTCCAGAAGGCTCTGTTGTTGATTCATTTTGTTTTTATTCAGGTGAAATAGAATTTCATCTGGCAAATAGAAAAAGATTTGTTTTGGCACACACAGAGAAAATGGTGGTAAAAGATGTTTGGGATACAATATTTTATGATCCGCATCCGGTATCTGAAATAGCTTCTAGGATTTTGCCCTTCAAAGATGATAAGCAATTTTCTCTTTTGCAGGAGCAATGGTCAAGTTTTAGAAACCCTGATGTCAGAGCAGCATTATTTTATTTTTTGAACAACTGTTCAGACACAGGGTATGTTTCTAAAGGTTCGATGAACTTAAATAACTACAACCCTGTTTCATTATCAAGATTAAGGAAGTTTGTGAAACCTGATAACTTTCATTTATCTAAAACAGAAAACATAATGAAACAAATCACAGAGTCCAAAAATGATTTTGTATTTATGCAGTTTCCTAAAATTAGCAAACTGTTTCTATCTGAGGGGATAAATAGAGGTATAGAAGAGCAGGAATATAACATCGAAAGTATATCTTTACATACAAAAGATAAACCATATGTTTTACTTACACAACCATCTCACAAGATCAAAGAATATTTTGAATGTAAAACTATTTTTATTGATCAGTATGGCAGAGAAACAACTGAACAAAACGCAAAGGAAATAATTTTACATAATGTATGACAAACTCGCAATCGCAACCTGCCTTTTTATTCTCGGTCAAGGCATTACATGGTTTAGTTCTTACTCTCAGTTCGTCTGGGATTGGGCAAGAGAACACACACTATGGATTGCGATTTGCACAGCGATTCCATCAGCATTGTGTTTTATTTATGGGTTACGCTATGCCTATGAGTTTTTTCAGAGTGGGTGGGCACCAAGGTTTTATATCTTCGCCCTTTCATTCGTGATTATGCCAGTTCTTTTCTGGTATTTCATGGGAGAAAAGTTCTTCACGCCGAAGAACATGGCATCGGTTGCGCTTGCAACCGCAATTATTTACATTCAAATGAGGTTCAAATGAGAAAAGTAGAAAAGCCTTGGGGATACGAAGTCATCTGGGCAGAGACAGCAAACTATGTAGGCAAACTCCTACACATCAACGCAGGACACAGACTATCACTACAGTTCCATAGAGTCAAAGAAGAGACTGTCTATGTAGTTTCGGGCACTCTCTACATTTACGACGGGAGTGGTGGAATCACCAAACTAACACCCGGTCAGTCTTTCCATGTCAATCCATTACAGGTACATCGTTTTGGTGCAAACGAAAGTGCAGTTGAGATTATGGAAGTAAGCACTCCGCACCTTGACGACGTGGTGAGATTAGAAGACGACTATCAAAGATAAAGACTATTTATTGCGTAATAGGAGAAAAGAATGTCTTTTGCGACTGATAAATGGTTTCAACACATAAGAAGAGATCTCCTAATCGAAGGTTTAGCTGACATAGGGATCTCACAACAAATTCAGGATAACATCACAAACGCACTACCCGATGCAAGCGAGAAAGGTCGTGTCTGGGTAGGAAACTCTTGGAAAGCATTACCAGTCCGTCGAGTTCGACGGCGTGGATGGTTCGAGGACATAGTGAGCAAAATTCTAACTAAGTACGCCCCAGCCGGTGAGGGTGAAAGCGAATTCAACCCGGTCAAGACCTTGATGGATGCTTACACCAGCAAGCCAGTTGGTGATTGGGAGAGGTTAACTCGTAGATTTCCCAAGTCTGCTGAGAAAGGCAACCTTCCTGAAGATGTTGTGCAGGGTGTTCTCGAAGATCTAAGAGAACTCGAAGCCAGAACTTGGAGATGGTTTTCTGAAACTAGAATCCCAAATGTTATGAGGCTTCTCAAGCAGAATGCAAATAACTACAAGATTATCCAATCTATTCCACCTGCGGATCATATATACGCTGAAGAACAAAGTGAAGAGTTTCTCAATAACATAGAAGATCCGAACAGAATCATCCACAGGTTTGAAGATGGGTTTTATTGGTACGACATTGGGCTCAAGTATTGCGAGATAGAGGGCAAAAGAATGTCTCACTGCGCCGCAGATGATGACGGAACGCTTTATTCTTTGAGAAAGAAAGAGGAAAACAGAGTAAGTTCTGACTCTTATGTAACGATCTCTTATAACTCTGAAAACAAAACTATCTACCAGATTAAAGCAAAGGCCAATCAAGTCCCTTCAGAGAAATTCTGGAATCACATAGCAAAGTTTGTTGAGATCGTAGGGGCAGAAGATATAAGGGAAACTGGAGTGGGCACCAGACAAGAAAGAGAATTTGCATTACTCAACAACTTCCTCTCAGAAAAAACCGGAGTCAACTCTAAGAATTCTTACAAGGTCAAAGAAGAAGAGATGGAACGAGAGTTGAGAGAAATTTATGCAGGTTTCCAGTTCTCAGAATACTCCAAGTATTGTAGAATAGATGGCTATAATATTCAGGCAGTAGAATTTATAGGCGGCAAGCATCCAATTTGGACTGATAATCTTCACACTGCTGCTGCCGATCTTGATTTCGAGATAACCGAAAAGATAATAAATGCTCTTCTAGCCCCGGACGGCGTACAATTGGAAGAAGACCTTGCTATGGCTATTATGTCTGAAGAACAAAACGACATTTTTGAAAATCCAGATGCCGATCAACTTATTCCGATTCTTTTAAAATCAGACACCCCCGAGGGCGCAATTCAGAAAGCGCGTAACATAAACTTGAGAAATAATCCCGAGGCTTTATTACGCGGCAAAAGAAATTTCTTGGTAATCGACGGAATCGCGGGTCCGTTTGCTGATTTTGTAGAAAGCCAAATACAACATAATGAAGGGGAAGGCTATTCTAAATGGCTTCAGTTAGTCAAAGAACTTCTTGATGATCTTGAAGATGGGGCAGCCGCCGTCGAAAGAGTGTTAGAACAGCAAGGGCTTTTGGGCGACCAAACAGAGCCAGTTCAGGAAGCAAGAGTAAACCCGCTTGATGTGCGACTATACGAAATGGACTTCGTTATGTCATATCCTCTCGGTATGGGCTATGAAATTACAGACATTCACAATATCATTCGTGCTATCCCTGATGTTACAACAGTTCGTACAGTTGGTAATAGTAAGAGAACCCAAGGTAACAGAACAATATCTTTACAGCGCCTCAAGTTTGCCCTAAAGGGGCAGAAGCCAAGAGAAGAATGGGTGAAACAAATTCTACTACCACAGATTAGAAAGATCAGCCAAGACATTCGTATACATAAAGTGGAGCGTGCCGATCTTGTTTCAGCCAGCCGTCAAAGAATGGAAGAAGCATTTGGCTATTTCAATTCAACTCAGCGCCCTTCCACCCCACGCACAACACCACGACCAACTATTCAAGGTCTCATAGATGATTGGGTCGAGGGTGGGGTTATGTATGATCAACCAACA